GTAGCTTTAGGTGAATTAGCCTACGACGATAAAGAAAAGTTTCCTCTTGGACCTTGGTGCCAAGTAGGTGATTATGTAGCATACGGTAAGCTTATTGGACAGAAACTTCAGTACAAAGGTGTAAAATTTTTGTTACTGTTTGACGATCAGATCATTATGCGTGTAGACAAGCCTAGTGATTTAGACCCTACATTTAATTTGTCTAACTAAAATAACTAGTATATAATAACTAATTATAAGACGTAAGCGTTAGTTTCGCACCTAGCGATTAGAAAGGAAAGAGTAATGAGTAACGACGAAACAGAAGTAGACCTATCAGAATGGTCTGAAATTGATACATCAGGTTCTTCAGAAGCTTCACCAAAAGTAGAATTTGAAATTGAAGAAGAAGTAACAGAAAAACCTAATAAAGTAAAAACAGTACAAAAAGAAAAAGTACAGGAAGTACTAGAGGAGGAACCTACCCAAGAACAACCAGAAGAGTTGGAGGGTATTAAGACAAAAGGTGCTGAGAAGCGTATTAAACAGCTTATTCGGCAGCGTAAAGAACGTGAAGAAGAAATTGAAAAACTTCGTAATGAAGTACAAAATCTTCGTGGTTCTGTTAAAACAAGAGAAAAAGAACTAGCTACTAGTCTAAAAACTAATATTGATAGTAATCAAGGACAGATTACTAGCCGTATTGAACAAGCTAGGGAAATTTTTAAACAAGCTGCAGATTCTGGTGATACAGATCGTATGCTTGCAGCACAAGAAGAAATGTCTAAAGCTTATGCTGAGTCTATGGTTGTTCAGCAGCAGCAACGTGCGTGGGAAGAATATAACGAACGTCTTCAAGCTGCTGGTCAAACAGTTGAACAGCATGTACCACAACAGCAGCAGGAATATGATCCTAAAGCTGTAGCTTGGGCAAGTAAGAATCCTTGGTTTGGTCAGGATCAGATCATGACTGCAGCAGCATTAGCTGTAGATGCTGAACTAAAAAGCGAAGGCTATGACCCAGCCGACGACGATTTTTATGAGGAGATTGATCAAAGGCTACGTAGCCAGTTTCCTCATAAATATGAAAACCCTACTCCAGTTGAGAAACGGGAGGAGGCGACACCACGGTTGCAGGATACACCGTCAAATTCTGCTCAAGTAGTTGCAGGTGCGTCACGCACACCTCAAACCACTAAAGGCAATAAAGTTAAACTATCTCAAGAAGATGTTCAACGAGCCAATAAATGGGGTATACCACTTGAACAATATGCTGCGGAAAAGCTAAAGGCTGAACAGGCTGATGGCGAATACACAGAAATTTATAATTAAGCGTGGAAGGAAATACAATGACAACACGAAATGAATCACGTAGTAGCGATACTAGAGAAACTAAACAACGTCGTACAACATTTGAAGAGCCTAATTGGCTAGATATTCCTGAATCTGTTAAGCGTCGTTTTGCCAGTGAAGATTTGGCACTACGATGGATACGTATTACTCTTCGTAATCAAGAAGATTACCAGAATGTAGGTAAACGAACAGCAGAAGGTTGGGAATTTGTACAGGCAGATGAAGTTCCAGAAATGCTACATTCCTCTGATGTGAGAGAGGGTGGACGATATGTAGGTGCAGTCTGTCGTGGAGACTTGGCTTTAGCTAAAATGCCTAAAGAACTTGCAGAATCTCGTCAAGAATTTTATGAGAACCGTAGCCGAGAAATGGTTGATGCAGTTAATGCACAGCTAATGAATAGTTCAGATTCTCGTATGCCTATCTCTAACCAAAGTCGTACACAAGTTAGTCGCGGTAAACAAGCTAAGTTTCAAAAAGACTAAGATTGAATACTGTGGACCGACAAGTGTACACGTCAATGTATAGAACATAGAAAGGAAAGTGTAATATGTCTACTACAAAAGCACTTGACGGTCTACGTCCTTCCCGCATTCGTGGTGGCGCACCAAATAGTTCTGGTCAAAATGAATATCGTATTGCCAGTGCTTATAATTCAAATATCTTCACTGGAGATATTGTTACGAATGCTGCAGGGTATGTAAACGTCCTCGCTACTACAACCGATAAAGCACTAGGTGTATTTATGGGTTGCCGTTATGTCGCTAATGGTGAACCAAAATGGTCAGCTTACTGGCCTGCTGGTACATCTGTAACAGAAGCTTATGCAATGGTTGTTGATAATCCAGAAGCAACCTTTATTGTTCAGGCTGATGCTTCAGTATCTATTGGTGACATTAACTCACAGAACTTTAATGTTACTCTAGGTGCTGGTTCAACTTACACAGGTAAATCAGGATTTGGCATTAATGCCAGTACACGTACTACAGGTACTGGTATGCTTCGTCCTATTGCCTTTGTTAATGAACCGGGCAACGACGCTGATGTAGCTGCAGAAATTGCATTCCCCAAGCTTGAAGTACGTATTGTCAAGCATGTTGATGCATATATTTCTGCTGATGCTTCAGTCAACTAAGGGAAGAAGGAGTAAATAACAATGGCTATTAATCGCTCTAGTATTGCAAAAGAACTTCTTCCCGGTCTAAATGCTGTATTTGGTATGGAATACGGTGAAGTGGATAACGAACATGAACCACTTTACGAAGTAGAAAATTCAGATCGTGCATTTGAAGAAGAAGTTCTATTCACCGGCTTCGGCACTGCACCTGTTAAGGGTGAAGGTGCTGCAGTTCAGTATGACGACGCACAGGAAGGCTTCACTGCTCGGTACACACACGAGACAGTTGCCCTTGCTTTCGCTGTCACTGAAGAAGCTATGGAAGACAACCTCTATGACACCTTTGCCAAGCTACGTGCACGTGGTCTAGCCCGTGCAATGGCTAACACCAAGCAGGTAAAAGCTGCAGACGTTTTCAATAACGGCTTCAGCACTTCCTATCTTGGTGGTGATGGTGCCGCACTATTCTCAGCCGTCCATCCCACCATTGGTGCTGGTAATCAGTCCAACACTCTAGGTGCTACCGACCTTTCTGAGTCTTCACTTGAGACTGCACTTATTACAATCTCAAAGACAAAAGATGATCGTGGCATTCTAATTGGTGCACAGGCTGAGTCACTACACGTCCCATCTGATCTTGCATTTACTGCAGACCAGATTCTAAACAGCCAGATGACAACTGTTATTGGTGTAAACCCAACAACAGCAGCAAATGGTGCAACCAACCAGAACAAGATCAACTCAATTCGTAATCAGGGTCTTGTTCCCGGTGGTTTCTTTGTTAATCGTCGTTTCACCGACACAAACGCTTGGTACATTAAGACTGATGTTCCTAATGGTACAAAGATGTTTGTTCGTGCTACACTTGCAACAAAGATGGAACCAGATTTTGACACTGGCAATCTCCGGTTCAAGGCACGTGAACGGTACAGCTTTGGCTGGTCCGATTGGCGTGGCTTCTACGGTGCTTCAGGTTCCTCCTAAGAATCTGTTGAACTAGACTAAGGCATGGGGGTGTAGAGAGAAGAAATTCTTTTTACACTCCTTTGCCTTTTTTATTTTTTAATCTAGTGTTATAATACAACAAGTATTAATACTCATTTATGAGAGGCTAAAATGACAACAACTCTTCGCGAAGGATATGTTGTAGGCAGCGGTGTAGTTCTAGATGTTACCTCAAGTGTAACAGTTTCCGATACACGCATTCGTTCTCTATTTGCTACTGGTGTAGGTACTTTCCTTATCACTGGTACTTCAACAGATGCTTATGGAAACATTAAGGGTAATAATATTAAGTTTACTCTAACAACTGCAAATGATGCTTCAGAAATTTATCTTACTGATCTAGGCATGGATATGAATGGAACAGTAAAAGTTTCTGCACCTACATCTGCTGCTACGGTGGCTGTATTCTATGGCTAACTATACTTATCTGGTCAACGAACTAATCGCTGCTACTGAAAATGATAGCACCGAATTTCTTAACTTTATTCCAAATATGGTGAATAGAGCAGAAGAAAGGCTTGTCAAAGACCTAGATGATTATGGTTTAGTTACCTATACTTCAGTAGCAGTATCAAGTGGTAACAATAAAGTTACACTTCCTACAGGTACACGCATTGTTAAAAACTTTAACATTGTAAGTAATAGTTCTAAAATTAATCTTCTTATAAGAACTGATGAATTTATTAATGACTACTGGCCTGTAAGTGCTTCAACAGCAGAACCACGTTATTATGGTCAACGTAATGGATCAACAGTAGTAATTGCTCCTACACCAGCCTCTACCTATGCAGGAGAGGTTGTTTATATTTCCAGACCTACTACACTAACTTCAGCAACCAACACAAACTACTTTACAGATTTTTGTTATGATCTTCTGTTTAATGCTTGTATGGTTGAAGCTTCAATGTTTCAAAAAGATTATCAAACTGCGGGACTATATCAACAGCAGTATAGTCAAGTTCTTGATCTACAGCGTAATCAAGCACGTCGTACAAGAAGAGATGATATGCAAGCACCAGCAAGTCCTGCAGGTGCAGACGATAATCTTGTACCTAATTCTAATTAATAATAGGAGATATTAATGTACGGTAAAATGAAAAAGAAAGACGGTGGTTCAATGTCTGAAGGAATGATGGGAGATTATACTTCTGTTTCTGAAGAACTTTCAGCTAAAGAACAATCAAAAAAGAAAGATACTCCAAAACCTAAACGTAAGCCAAAAGCAATGGCTAAAGGCGGTAAAGTTTCTTCTGGATATAAATGTTCACATAATAGACTTTATTAAATAATTATGGGCGGAATACCTTTAGAACTTATAACAATGCTTGGCTCTGGATTACTATCTGGAGTAATGACTATTTGGAGTCAAAGTCAAAAAGCAAAGCAAGATGCTTTTAAAAGAGCAATAGATGGACTAGCTGCTCAATCAGAAGCTACTGATCTTGCAAGACGTTATGAGAATAAAGGTTTTCAAATTACACGAAGAATTATTGCACTAGCTGCAGTAGCTTCAATTATTGTTTGGCCTAAAGTTGTTGCAGTATTTTGGCCTGATGTAGGAGTAACAGTTGGATACACACAATGGAATCCCGGTTTTCTATTCCTAACTGAAGGAACTGAAACTGTTACTTGGCAATCACTTAAAGGATTAGTTTTAACACCTTTGGATACACACCTACTTTCTGCTATTATTGGAATGTATTTTGGTGCATCTATAGTTAAAAACGCTAAATAAAGAGGAAAATATAATGGCTGTATGGAAAGAAATTGTCAAGTTTGCTGCTGATAAGGGTAAAGAAGCGGCTATTGATAAGTATGGTTACAAAGCTGTAAAAGGTGCACAAGATTCTATGAAACGATCTGCATCTCGTAAAAAAGATGCTATAGCTAAAAAGAAAGAATCTGAACAACCAGAGGTTAAAACACCTACTAAACGTACTAAGGCTCGTAAAACTCCTACATCTAAACAAAGCCGTCAAGAAATACGTGACGATCTTATGGAAATGATGCGTAGGCGTCCAGACGAAGCTATGACCACTGTTGTAGGACCGGGTGTATCTTCAGCTAATAAAAAACGAATAATGAAACCAAGTAAGGCTCGTAAAAAGGTTGAACAAGAAACAGGCGAAACCCGTGCAGAACTAGAATCACGTATTGGTAGAGAAGCTTCTCAAATGGGTGTACAACCCGGTGGTGGACCAGCCGGACCAGCTAAACCTAAATATAGACTAAGCCGTGAACAAGCATCAGAAGCTATGCGTGGTAAATATGATGTAGAATCTAAATCAGATGTTGAAGATGATCTAGTGGATATGCTACAAAAAGTAGGTCTTAAAAAAGGTGGTAAGGTTTCAGGTAAGGCTCGTGGTTGTGGTGCAGCTATGCGTGGCTATGGTCGCGTTATGGGAGGACGTAAATAATGGCATATAAAAAATTAGCACACTCTTTAGTTAAAAGACGACTTTTAGATAGAAAAAAAAAGTATAAACCTAAAGGTGGAAAAACTACTCCTTCTTCTGAAAGTGAGGGGGCAAGAGTTGATCCTGAAACTGGTGGATCAGTTGATACTTCTCGTAAACTTGAAGCACGTAGACTTTCTGGTGTTGAAAAAATTACAAAAGGTAAAGCTTCTGGTGATAGAGGTATTGTAGCTGAAAGCACAAGTAAGGGTATGATAGCTAGATCAAAACGTGTAGCTAATCTTGAGACAAAAGAAGAAAAAGGAATAATTACTAAAGAAGAAAAGCGTGAATTAGATAGAAAAACCGCTAAAGATGTTGCAGATAAAGCACGGGCCGATAGAACTGCTGCTGCTACTAGAAAAGCTAATGCTGCAAAAGAAGCTGGTAAAGATAAGCGTGACCCACGCGATACTCTTATGCAGACTGGTGAAATCATGGAAGGCTATAATCCAACTGATAGAGAAATGCAACAGGCAATTTCTAATCTTAATGCTAGAAAAACTGATCCAAAGATTAGAGAGAGAATGGCTCTTCTTGAAAGAAGACTTACTAATGCTCCTCAAACAAAAGGTTTATCACGAGAAAGTCGTAAAGAACTTTTAAATAAAAAGCCTAAAGGAATGAAAACTAAATCTTATAAAAAAGGTGGTAAAATAGGACGTGGCTGTGGTGCTGCTCTTCGTGGTGGCGGAAAGGTAATGAGGTAATTTAATGGGTTTAAAAATTACAGATTTTATGGGGGCTATTCCTGCTATTGGTGGGAGAATGGATAAAGAAGATCGTGGTTTTCTTTTTGGTATGTTGCCCGGTCTTATGTATAAAGAATCTCAAAAAAATAAAAATAAAAATGAAGATAGTCCAAGTAAACAAGTTGCACAAGCTTCTAATGTAGGACAGACTCAAGCTTCTAATGTAGGAAAGCGTATGAAGAAGGGTGGTAAAGTTTCTTCTTCTAAAAGCAAAAAGAAGGGCTATAAATGTTCACACAATAGGCTTTATTAATGCCTTTAAAAAAAGGTAAAAGTCAAAAAATTATCAGCGAAAACATTCGTAGAGAAATAAAAGCTGGTAAACCACAGAAGCAAGCAATAGCTATAGCACTTCAAAAAGCTGGTAGGAGAAAGGCAAATGGTCGTAAAACGTCCAACAACAAAGTCAAGAAAAACTACCGTAAAGGCTAAGTCAAAAGTCAATCAAGCTGGCAACTATACTAAGCCTACAATGCGTAAAAGACTTTTTGAAAGTATTAAGGCTGGTGGTAAAGGTGGTAGTCCCGGTCAATGGTCTGCTCGTAAAGCACAAATGCTTGCTAAACAATATAAAGCCAAAGGCGGAGGTTATAAGTAAAATGGAATGTAATTGTAAAATGTGTGTTGTACACTTTGTAGAACGTATTATTAAGAAAATTAAGGCTCTTGTAGGAAAGTAAAGTGGCTTTGAAAAAATCACAACGTAGTCTTAAATCTT